GGTCCGCGCGCCTCTCGAAAAAGGTGTATTTTGTTAAAAAAGTGACGTCACCAAGATTTTTTTAATAAAAATAAAAAACTTACTATCCCAATTTGGGATGGATGGTCCAAAATGAGGTAAAATGGGGCATTCACGTCTCATTTTAGAACAATTAACTTTTTATGAGTTTTTTCAAGATTATATGATATTAAACAAAGTTTGTACTACTTTTTGAAAACTAAAGTATAGAAAACTTAGAAATAAATAAATTATTTGGAGTCCAATTGAGAGTCCATAAATACAGTGATATCTGTAGCATCGAGTAATGAATCATATACTTTTTGTAAATCAGTCTGCAATTTTGCTTCAACTTCTTCTGGGAGCATACCATAGCAACTACTAGGAATAGTCCTACTTAAGGATAATAATTCGCGCTTAAGTATTGTCATTTGATTGACTAAATAACCACCGATCTCCTTACGACTTACAAGCTTTAGCTTTTCGATGTCAACTTCTGTTTCCGCAAGATCAGCCCTCGCTTTCTCCAGCATTGCCTTATTAGTTTGCACTTCTTCGTCTGTAATCTCATTTAGGCTGGTTTCTGTTCCTAGCGCCTCACGTTTCAAAACAAACTCGAAAATGTCTTTTAGGTTTAGAGTTCCACGTCCAATTTTAGTAATTTTGCCCTGTGATATCGCTTGATACGCTGATCGGTCAGCAATCCCAGCCATATAAGCTAGGAGTGATACACTACCTGTTGGAATAGTTTTCTTCTTTCTTATTTTCTTGGATTCTGATTTGTGTTTTGAGTCCATTTTCTATTAATTCCGCAACAATATTTTTCAGATCCCTCATAATCTGCTTAAGCTGTTGATATTCACTTTTTATTTCTTTCGTTATTCTGTCTTGCTCCAATTCTAACGATTTTTTTAATTCTTCGATCTTATTACGTTTAATCGTACGAACCAGAGTTAATCCTGACCTAACTTCTGGCATTATCAACTCCTAATTTAGAGTATTTAAGCAAAATTCCCCGGATGAATTGATCAGTTAATACCAGCATCTCATCCTCTTTTTTTCCGTAGACTATCTTAGATAGCTGTTTAGGAAGGAACGCAATCAACTCGCCAACTACATCACATAGTTCCATTAATGCAAATTTCGCATCAGCCAAAGATACATATTGTGATCTGAGTCGCTCAAGTTTGATTTGATACTTTTGGGCCCTGGCTTTTTCATATCTAGCCCGATGGGAAATAACATCAAGATCTATTGTTTCTTCCCCATCTCCTGCCAACTGTGGACGCATTATATTATCGCGATACCACAAAACAAATTGTCGTGCGTCGTATAAATCATTATCTGTGTGTGCTCTATTCAGACCCTCTGTTAAGTGCAGTTTAAAGGTAATATCATCCCATCCAGTTAAATATTTAATTTCATCCGTTGTTAGCTCTCTTTTACGGGACACTTGGTTTTCCTTCCATAATTAATCTTAGGTATCCTTTATCTAACGGGATTTGGTGATTATTGATTAAGTCAGGATCAGCCAAGTCATCTGACCAAATGTCAGCAGCACTCAGTTCTTTGCCTAATATACTAATCTTATCAGTTACCCGATTGATATTAACGACCATCACCTTTAGTGCTAGATCTGTATCATAGCGCTTAAAAAGGAAAATAGTTATATCCGTAGCTTCTTTAGATTCCTTAATGCATCGGTTGTAGTCAAATATTACAGATCGAAATTTTGCCATATCATCTAGTATTAGAGAAAAAACTTTACCAGATGCCAGATTAGTGTCACCTAATTCGCCGGATCGTTCAATTATAAATCGCATACTCTTTGTATCAAACTTTGTCCATGTCAGTATGTTTTTTACTCGGATTGTAACTCGGCGAAACCTATTACGTGACATTGGGTCATTACTTTCATTCTGATAACTGTATTCGATTACTTTAGCATCTGCGGTTGCTTCCTCCCCAAAATTCATTCGCAGGAGGAAGCTCCCACTAATTAAACATAGGCTAATTATACAGACAATAAAATAGACGATATTCTGAGTAATGACTGACGTTTTGTGCCTTCGCGCCATCTTTATCGCTCTCTGCATTAACGCATTTTTGCGATGCGTTCGTCTACCCTAATTAATAGCTCCGTATTTTTTCCAATTTCATGGCGGATATCCCCCATTTCCTTCCTAATATCTTTTACTTCGTTTTTAAGATCACCAAATGATTTAAGGTGCTCTTTAAACATTTCCTTATCGAGCTTTTTATCATCAAGCTCAGCTAATTTAGCATTTTGTAATTTGATGAGATAGAGGAATATACCAGCTGATCCCATCAGCATTCCTAAGGAGGATAAAATTTCAGCGAACATGGCACCTCCTTTATAGCAATGACGAAGTTGTAAAAATGCTCAAATCTGTTACATTATAAGTAAAGCTACCACTATTACCAAACCGATACCATAGATCCACTTTGTAAAAGTGACCTAAGGTTGGGAGGGATAAACTTGTGATATCCAGAACAGGCAGAATGAATCGGTAAGGCCCAACTCCTGTTAGATTGGATAAGCCAGAAGCTGACGTATAATGAACTTTCGTCTGTGAGCCACCTGTATTGAAAGCCGATTGATTATATTGAACGATCGTTCCGTCAGCGATACCATAGCCATAACCCGTAGCGTTCGGAAACTCTAACCACCAATCAAAATATTCCCGTGCAAATGCCCCAGCTGTAGAGGTTACCGCGAATGATGCGTAAATTCCCTTAACAGTGTTATCGAGCAGGATAGTAAAGGTATTGATTTTGTGATCTGTATTCGGTCCAGAAGAAGACGGACCAGTTCCGGTGGCATTTGACAGAATCAATTTATCCCCACCAACCGGAGCCGAGTCGATCCCATCATGCGTATGTGCCAATCCTGTCTGTGCATACATAATCAAAAGAATATCGCCGGGCAATAGGCCAACAGGGTAAACACCAGAGATCGTAACTGTAGCCGTGTCCGGAGTATCGAGTAGCTCAGTGTTAGCTGTGACTGCAAAGTCTTGTCCTAAACCTACACCGTCCTGAAATACAAGAACAAGGCTAGCAGCAATATTCGTCGCCCAATCAGCATCGTTATTATCTACCTTTTCAATCGTAATCTGCGTGTCACTATCTCGTGTAACAACCTGTGCGCGATACCCAGAATAAATTCTGTTCATCGTGTTCGATTCAGTATTTTCCCGGATCTGGGACATGAGCTCTTCGCTAAGTGGCGAGTTTGCATCTGTCTCGGTCGGGAGTATCCATCGAAAATCTGTCGGATCTAAGAAACCCATAATTCCTCCCTATGGCGTAATAAGGTATCCCGCACCAATCCGCCCCCATTCTTCCTGCGCCAGTGTCAGCGGAATGCTCGTTGGCGTATCATTAAATACGAGAATCATATCGTTGGTGTATGGAGTGCCTATATTTTCAGTTGTGACTAAGTAAGGCAGCGAAACACCAGTCGTTATGCTATTAATTGTTATATCATTTGCGATTAGCTCAAGATGATAGTAATTAATGTTATTCGTAAACTCAAAGACTTTCCTATATACTGTACAGACAAAACCAGTCTGGTAGAAATTTATATCATTAGTCTCAAATTCTGTGCTATTAATTGCATCATTAACAAACATTTTTGGACTGATAGCAGCATATTTATTTTGAGCAAACCCAGTTTGCAATAATTCCAAATTAACTGATCCGCGCTTCCAGTCTACTGTTCGCTTAAGAACTTCCATCTGGATATATTCAAAATCAAAATTTCCAGTTGCTAAATTTGGTAGAAATTTGTTAGAAACACTAATGATATCTCCAGACTCAATCAAAAGCTCCTTAAAAAATGTTTTTACATTGAGCTTAATCGGTGGTGTGGCGTAACGCAGGAAAATACGTAGAGCAGACCTTGATAAAAAATCATCCGTATCCATATAAGATGAATTAATACCATGACTTTCAACTTCAAGCGTCCTATCACCAACACCTCGACTATTAATTGACTCTGCATCAGCATACACATCTATTGATACAAAATCGTTCCCATCATAATTATATGAAAATTGGACCTCATTAATTAAATCAGGTAGATTTCCACTATAATCAGGGATGTCGATCATGTCATTTTCATTTAATGCAATAGTCGATAATGGTGGTAGAATTGGCCTATAGATTCTCGCTGAATATTGGCCATTACCCTTAACAATTGGGTACATATTTAGCGGTTTATAAATCTCGTTTTGTAGAAAATCATTAGCTGAGGATCGCTCGGTGATCTCGAAATGGAACGTAGCGGCTGTAGTTGGATAATAGGTATCACGGATCTGTTCAAATGTTTCGACGTCAATCTGGCTAACGGGGAGATCTAGTCCATAACCACCAGGTAAGAAATCATAAGGTCCCTTAGCCCCATCACCCCTATCACTAATTAGAAGACCAAGAGTTAATGTAATTGGGTTACCAGTTAGTATATTTGGATTTGTATCTGATGCCCCACGAAATACGTTCTTATTTAGCGCCCGAATTGAATCAGAGACCCCAATAGACCATGAGCCGTCTTTTTGGTAATCATAATCCGTAATTTCGCCAGTGTAGACAGTGAGCATTTCAGCTTCAGTTAGCCCTAAATAGCCAGCTTTAATAATACAACGCTTTTTTTGCAGTTTACCGGTAGCACCAGCAATCATACTAGTTACATATCCATCAACATCCTGTAATTCTATACTTAATGTTGATGATGATGTAGATCCTTCATCCGGACTAATAGAGTAGCCTCCGCCAGAGATGTAAGAGATATATGGCTTAGGAGCATTTCCAGATGGAATGGTGTATTTCGGAAGATATGTGCAGAATTTTTCATAAAGGTCGATGCGTACCGAGTCACCAATAGCAACACTATCATTCGTCAGGCTCTCATAGAACGTTAAAGTATTATTGTCATTGGAGGCAATCGTTCGATATTCGGCATATCCAGCCGCTGTTCGCACGAATGCAGTATAACCTACCCACTGGTTGAGTGTCCAGGTTGCGGATGAACACTCAACAAAGATAGGGAAGGATGGATTAACATCTGTAATAGTGTATGTATCTTGGCCAACTTGAGTTTGAAACTCGGCTAAATATATCGGAGTTTTGTAAAACAGATCGTTCTTTGCCACAAATTGGGTTGATGGATTAAGAGGCATTCCTCACCTCCACACAGTTAAACTTGTGGTGATAGAATGATCCATCGCGATCTGGATCAAAAGTATCATCCAGCAGTAACAGCGCTGGGAAATAGTAATACCAACTCAGGCTATCTCCAATATCATATGTATGGGTAGATGGATAATTAGCAATAATTATGTCAATTGGTGCTATAACAGATGCTACATCCCATTTTGTAAGGAATGCGTCACTGACAATAATCTCATCGCCGACCAGAAAGTCACCCGCGTTATCAACAGTATAGACTGAAGAGTTACCAGTATTGGGCGCACTAATAGTCGTATATGGAGTCCTGGTGGAGTCTTTGCTAAATGAGAATGGAGCACCAATCAGAGCTCTGGACATCCAAGTTTCTACGCGATGAAATGCTGAGGTCTGGAAGTAGCAATCAAACGTGACGAATCTCAGTGTATTCTGTGCTACGTTCTCGTAGATACCAGTACTTGTGATATTACGATTAATTTCTGTCCGCCAATCGATACGGACGCCATCATCACCAGGGAGCAAGTCAATATCCCGGATTACGCCCACAGCGTCCTCGTAGGACACACGGTAATTTAAACCCATTATCTTCCCCCCTTGCCACTAAAAGTTGGAAGCGAGCCCATGACCCGCTGTTTGCTCTTTTCAAGTTCATGCTCTCGCTTTTGGGCATCTATTGCCTCAGCTTCTTGATGATATTTTAGTAGGAGCGTGTAATTTAATACGCGGCGGTCTACGCTATTAAGATTTTCCCATGCTTCTGGGTCAATATGATATTCGCGCATTACAACGGTCTCATTGAACAGCTGTGTCGCCTTATTAGTCTTTTCTTTCTTGGATCTACTAATCAATTTCTTTTGAATGGCTTTAGTTAGCCCCACGGACATTTGGATATATTCTTCTAGGTCCTCGGCGTGAGCTTTGCCAAGCATTAAGATGGTATTGAAAATGGTTTCCAAATGGGCAAGTGTTATCCCATTCATCAATAGAACCGCCTTCTTTTCTTCAAATTCCGTAACCGACTTGCCTTTAGCATCAAAGAATTCCATATCCAAGCCCTTGATTACGATATTCCACATGAAATCAATAGAGTAGTTATTCAAGGCATTGACGTAACCTTCATCAGTTTCATCTTGGACAAGCTTTACTTGATCTTCGGAAAGCCCAAGCTCCCTACCGACGTCGCTGTCAGCTTTTATTATAAGCGCTTTCTTAGGGGCGATTGGTCGATGATGCAGTAGCTCATCACGGAGTTCCAAGACGCCCTCAGATGTGATCGGCAGTTCCAATGGGATCTCTCCATCCTTGTCTTTTAGCCAAATGGCTACAGTGCCCTTACAAACTAACTGATTGTGGTTTGGTATGAAACGAGAGAGTCTCATCCTATCCATCCTTTACAAAGAAGGGAGGAGGATATCCCCCTCCCATCGGATTATGCAGTAACGTCTGTGCCAGAGGTAAAAAGATCTTTGGTCCCAACTGTACCATAGCAGCTACCAGAAAATGTAATGTTTACGCCGTCTTCTGCTTCAGCCATTGTCATTGAGCCGAGATCAAAGTAGACTTCATTCCAGAAATAGCAAAGTGTCTCCCCTGCGCCAGCTATTTCATACTCTATGTCATAGGCTTTTTTACTATTATCGCGAAAGGTAAGTATACCAACGGTACCATTTAATCGTGGATGGTCTCCTTTGGTTGAGTCAATAATGTGACCATTGACTGCATTGCCTTCTACCCAATCCATCAGATAGACATATTTCTGGGAATCATTAACCATAACGGAAAAAGAGATATCAATCGGCTCCAAAGGCGTCATATCATTGCCAGTGATGTAATGGGTGCATGAGGTAAATTTACCACGGCTCATAATTAGCATTCTCTCATTATCTGGTGAATGCGTAGGGGCGGAGAGATCACCATTGTCCAAGCAAAACTCAAAATAGAACGGAGTGGGCGTGCTCCCATCATACATACGAATTTTCGCATCTTTATTGATGTATTTCATTTATTGCCTCCTTACGAAAAGTCAGTGGCCCTGACGATAGTTCCATAGACACCGCCAGCAGCTGTTAAGGTAATTGAATCTTCAGCCTCAGCCATTGTAATTTCGTTAGGTGGAAAATAAACTTCGTTGTATTTGTAGACCAAAGATAGGCCAGTAAGCGACAGCATCTTAAATTCAACGTTAACCGTACGGATGTTTTCATAAACGAAGTAGGTATCACCAGTAGTGACTCCAGCAGCTGTGAAATCATCAACAGTAAAGGTATCAGTCGTAGCTGATGCAATCAACGAAGCGTAATTACGAGCTGGAACGGTTAGTATCCAATCGGCACCTTCATTCACGCCGAGAGTGAGTGTATTATCTTCAATCGTCGTAGACGTTGGTGTATCCGTGATGGTGCTAGAGCTAAGATATGCGGACGGATTAACAATATCGAACAGTGGGTTAAAATCAATACCATTATTTTTGGTAGTCCCCTTGGTCGATGCCCCCCATCCAATCCAATGACCAAGATGTACATCTTCGGCGAAGCGACAAGTAAGAGCTTCTTCGACAGTATTCCTAGTGTTGAAAGCAACACCAGGTTCTACGCCAGTCACGCTTTCAATAAAGCAGGAAAATGAAATTGGCATTGGATCATAAAGGACCATATCACTGCCATTAATATAGTGGGCAAAATCATTTAGATTACCATTGTCCAATACGAGGGTTTCTTCCAATTTCGTTCGCCCAATAGGGCCACTGAAGTCCAAGTTGCGGAAGTGCACTTCGACGTATCCAGCCAAACGGTCGTAGATCCGTAACGTCCCATCTTTACCAGTAAATTTCATTATAAGTCCTCACAACATACAAAGTTTCGTTCTAAATGTATTTTCAGGGAGTACGGATCTTCCTTGACCACACCCTGAACTCCAAAATACCAATCTTCTCCGTGAACATTAAATTTGTCCCGCCATTTTGGTTCGATAATGTCGGCTTTCTTAAACCACACGTAAATCTCGGCAGTATTTTCACCTCTCTCGTAATCTTCCATTCGGCTGAATGTATCTTCATCGCCTGATAAAAAACAAGAGATTTCAACTGGAGACCCACCGCGAGCTGTATAAATGCAGGGTTCTTCCCACGGAGTCAACGTTGGGCTAAATAATAAAGCCATATCCAACGCTGCTTGTTCTTTCATTGCTGGTCTTGCCACGATAATCCTCCTTATGCTTATAGCATGTCAAAACTTAACAATAGGGGCCCCTAAGGACCCCCTTGTTTTGGAGAATTAATTAGACAGTGAACTTGAGCAGGGTTGCATTGTCAGCATAGATAGGAGAAACAACTGCACCACTCTCATCAACGGACTTGATCAACTGCTCACCAACATATTGGCGAACACGATACACATCACCACGGACAGCTTCTTCGCGGTACTGTTCGACTACCATACCGGAAGCATCACGGGTCCACTCGAAGATACGACCAACACCACCAGAACGAAGATCCATGGAGCCAATCTTGATCAACATAGCATAATCATTAGACCAAATATCAGTAATATTTGCATCAAGTCCAAAACCAGCGGTATCCTGAAGGCCACCGGCAACGATTAGACGGGGCACGCCCAGGCACTGTGCGATTTGTGCTGCGGTAGCATTTTGCACCTGAAGACCAGGGAAAGTGTACTTTATCTGTTCAATAATCTCATTGGATTGCGTAAGATTATTATAGACAGACCAGTTAACTACAAGGGCATCAGGGAGCATTCCACTTTTCAGTCGGAAAGTATTTAACTCCCCTTTGATATCAGTAATAGGCGTAGACGAAGAAGGAATATTCCAATCAGAAGTACTCGTAGGTGTGAAGTTCGTCTCATTAAACAGCAGAGCAGCGATACGACGTTCCTGTGCACGCAGTAGGAAACCAGCAGCACGACGTGCAGCCAACATGTCAGCTCCACCAGGCATCTCTTGGTCCATCAACTCACGTTCGACATCATCGATAACTTCTTCAACGCCATATTCGTAGGTAATGTACGTTCCACGTTCGTACTCATAGTTCGTCCGAATATAAGCAGACTTAGGTGCACGAGCAGGGTTCACGTTCTTCATGAGGGCTTCTTTAGGGATAACAGGGTACACACCAGCATTTTCATTCGTGCGGAAAGTAGGAAGTAGTGTACGACCAATAAAACCAGCATCAAGAGAATTTTCAAAGAATTCCACCACTGCACCACCAAGGTCAGGACGGCGAATGACGGTATTAAGTTTGGGACTCGGCATTATTTGTATCTCCTTAAAATAATAAAATAATTTTAGTGTAGGATTGCGGGATATTCGAATTCTACCCCATACAGGTAAATGTCTGTTGTTAATGAAGTTACGACAGTAAATTCAAGATAAAACGATATTTGTTCTGGATGAAAGGTTAAGCTTGAAGCATTGAAGTCATTAATTACTAAAGATCCCAGTGTAGGCCTATTAGTCAGTGTGCTATTAGTTATTAGTGGGTTGTTATAATACAGCCCTTTACCAGTACAGCTTGATCTACCCTTGAATGTAACATAATCCGAAGGATGCGGGTTCGTGTACCAGAGTTTAACTAGACAGGCAGTAACGTCTGTGTAATCCAAACGTTTAGGTGGCCTGTAAGTTAGAATCATTTGATCGGTAGTACCAGAAGGTGTCCCATTTGCTAAGCGCACTACGTGAGTTCCAATGGCGACAGAGTTATATGCTAAATGAAGAATCCCACCGTCAGAGGACATAATTCCACCAAAGTTTGCAATTGACATTGGTGAACCATTAAGATTAACTCTTTTAGCGTGATCGAAAGAAACAAAATCTGAAGTTAGATGTGTGTCATAGAGATGATTACCGAGTTGGGTGAATGCAGCTTCAACATTGTCAGTGGTGTAGTAATTTCCAGAATCTACGAGAGCAACCTGGCTACCGGTCAGATTAGCATCAAAATCCTGAAGATCACTGATATCCGAATCTTGCGTAGCGTTTTTCAAACCTACTTCTTGAAGGGCGCCTTCAACATTATCAGATGTATAATAGCCACCAGCGTCAGTAATTAAAACCTCATCAGCTTCTATAGATGGTTCCTTTTCCCCGTAGATGACTGTAACGATCTGACCAGCAGTTGCAGAGTGAGAGGCGCGCCCGATGTATAGATCCGTAAGTTCATCGTTAATATACCCGCCGGTAGATGTCCCATAGACATAGTTACCATTGCCTATATTTCCATTTGTTTCTATTTCATACGAGCCTTCGGAATTGAAAGGCTTTACGGTAATAAGATCCCCAGCCTTGGCAGAAGTCAGTGTAACACCCAGCATATCCTTCGCAGCTGTTGCGGCATACTGAACTTCACGAGGAGTGGTGGCACTGCCAGTAACGAGACGAACAATACGATTAATTGCTAAATCCGTATAGGCAGTAAACGTTTGTGAACCCGAAACGTAAGCCATCGTATACTCCTTTAAGGTGCGTAGAACCCATCAAAAACAAAACGACCAGTTAAAATCATAGCTTCAACTACTTTTCCACTTCCAATTCCAGCTGCCTGCTCATTCAAGATTGGTGTGACAATTATGCCTGTAGTTACTTCGCCAGCACCAGTATGGCAGGAGAAATACCCATTATTTTCAGTGGCTACCCAGTAGCCTGTCCTAACGTTAATCTCTTCGCATTCCACTTTAGCCATTACAAGAGTTCCATACGGTGGCATTATTGGAATAATATCCCCAGCTTGCCCAGCTTCAAGTGTAATACCAATCCACGCAGATGATTTATCAAACTGATCGGTTACAATCGGATAGTTTCCAGTGTGCGGAGTTTGGAGAGGACGAACTCTTAAGCCCTTCTGGACGGCTTTTGCCAATTGCACTGGGAGTGCTCCAAAAGTTTTATGCATTATTATACTCCATTATCCAGTCGCAATCTGTGGGGCAAGTCTTAATATTAAGATATTGATCCGAGATCCAGATTGGGATACTGGGAGGGTTTCTGTCCCCACATAGTGGCCTAGCAAATTATGTGGGATGGTTGGATTACTCTCAGCTGTCATAGTCCCATCGGTATGCTTTGGAGGATAAATACCAGTACCAGGGGTTAGTGGAGTATCCCAATCACATTTAGCTGATACTACACCTGACGTAGTTAGTAGCACTGTAACTAATTCAGGTGGAAAATTATCATGCGCGGCCTTAGCAGACGTAACAGCAACACCATGCATCGTACGAAAGCTAACACCACCAGACGCAAGCGTTTTAATTGCATGTATGCCTGGGGGGTCAATTATAGCACCATTTAGAAAATTAAAGTATACTGCATCCCCAATCTCAAAATCGACATCAGCCCATGCAGATACTACAATCTGATTTAAATTATCCATGGTATATCCTTAATATGGCTGTCGATCAAATTGTGATAGTTGGCGCAGCATAAGTACTTCTGCATATTTTTTGTCAGTGCCAGATTCCTGCACATATTCTAAGCAAAATCCGATCATAGGCCTAATAATCCTGATTTGCATTGGAAGGGTCCAGTTAGTAAGCGGATTGGGAACATTAAGAGTGGTAAATGTAACTGATGCAGAATCATTTCCAAGAACTTTATAGTATGTACCACGTCTAGGGTGCCCCGTAGGCCCCTGGATACTAACAAAATAATTCAACCAGTAATTAGATAACCAGTTAGGGGATGGGGAAATAGTAAATGTTACCTGTTCTGGAGTACCCAGGTCAACAGTATTAACACTCACTACAGCCGATGAAGTTATACCTTCAATTTGCCCAGTATCTGTAACGACAACAATCTGACCTGCGAATAGCTCTTTACCATTGGCTACTTCGGCATAAATTGTTCCCTCTGTCATTGTTGTAACCGATACCATGCCTTCGGCAGGCACATCTTCCATGCTCCATCCGATGATTGGGTCAGCGATTGAGGTAATGTGTTTTACAGTACCATCGCTGGACAACTTTAGTGCCCGTCCTTTGACTATTTCAGTGGGATGGGCTCTAAAGCTTAGATTCGAATTTATATACCCCATTGTATCCCCTCTAAATATAATAAGCCCTCGTGAATGCAACAAAGCATTTAGAGATATTACTTGAAAAGCCAACAGACGGGCCAACTTGAACAACGTATCCAATTCTTCGTGCATATATAGGATCGGGATTATTCGAAAGAGATCCAGGAGTTGCCTGCCCAATAGTTAGGCCCTGCCCAGGCTTTGGACTCGTATAGCAGAAAGCTGGCAGGAGCCCAGAAAAAGGAAGCCTAACTGTGACGAGTTCACCAGCTTTTACTTCCTCGAACGCTACACCAAGAATTATATCGGTGGCAGCCCCAGTCATTTCGACAAGGGGGATCCCGTGGACATCGTTTGCTGGATCAGCAACCACGGTTTTCACTGTGGCATAAAGATTAATATCCTCAGCAGCAACACAGGTAATTGATTCATTATGGTGAGGCATTAGACCCGCCCTCCTTTCAAGACCAGCATTTCAACTATCTGCGGATTAGCGGCTCCAGTATAAGAGGACATGTTTATCGCCGTGCTCAGATCCAGATCAGGAGATGCATCGTCGTATAGATCAACACCAATGACGTCACTTCCACCGTCCCCAGGAAACCAATGATCATGAATATCGGGGACTGTAAGTGCAAGAATAAATGAGTCATTATCGAAAACCGTGTAAAATTCATCAATATGATAGCCAGATGTAATTTTCACAGTTTTACCGGCAAATTGACTTGGAGTCCAACCGGGATTCGGATTGAATTTTAATCCAACGGTATCGCCAGGTTCCTCAGCTACTTCGAACGTGTCCGAGGAAAAGATGACTTCCAAATCGTGAACAAAAGCCTCCCCATTCCAATGATAATGGCCACCAGCATCGTGACCGTGAGGATCGAGCACTAGCGCTGGCATAGTACCAGCACCCCAATAACGGACAGTAACTGATTCTCCAGCACTTGCGGCATTCATCGCCACACCAATATAAGTCGTGCGGGGATCATTCTCTGCAATGTTAGTATCGGCAGCAGCTGGTTTAACCAAAGGGATATGATTCCAAGTAAGTGGATCATTATCCGTTCGTGGTACGAAATCAACAGCAGTCCCCATTTTGACAGTATATGTAGGGGCAACGATAGCGCTGAAATCTTGGTACAAGTATTTGCCATCATTTATAGTCATAATAGCCCCTCCTTATACTTCCAGTGCAGCTTTCTGTGAAAAGATATAAACTTCACAAAGAGAATTTTCTTCTTTATCAGCTTCAAGAGCAAGCCCAATATAACGGTATGTACCATGGGCGGCATTATCATTGGTCATACGCCCACTGTCATCGTCCTGCACCCATAGTGTATCGCCAATATGGAATTCATTTCCACTATCAGCAACTGTGCCAATTTTAGCCTCAATAGTACCATCCAGCATAGTTCTTAAAGTTGTGATATCTCCTGACTTCTGGGAACGAATCGTCCAACCGATAATGCTATCATCATGGCCAGCTGGACGACCCTTAATCATCCCAAATTCATCGTTGCCATCTGGAGAGACGGCAATGCCCTGATCCCACGTATTATCCGTGTTCGGGCCATCACCGAGCACAACAGTTAAATGAGTGTCGCGTCTCGGCATTTTTATCTCCTAATTAGTCGCGTCCTACGAATTTTTTATAGGCTTCAGGAAAGTTTTTCATGACAAATTTCGTAGCAGCAATTGTCGAACATTTCCGTTCTTCTTTAACCTTATCAATTAGATCCATGTAACCCATCTCAGAGGTCATTTGTGTGGTCTCAGCCAAGGCTTTATCAGACTTAATAACAGGAGCCTCAGCAGCCATTTCTTTAAGAGTATTCATCTTCATACCCTTCTCTGACATCCAGAAATATTTAAAGGCTTCACCCTCACTCATCCCTTTTTCAATCGCTTCTTTGGTGAGTGAAATAGGAGCGGAGGCAGCGAAAATAGCTGAAATTCTGTCTCGCTCTTTCTTCATGGCAGCATCCATATCAGCCTGAGTATACTTAAATTCTGCTTCAACCTTCAGCTCTTTAATTGATTCTTCTTTGGATTCTTCTACAAAAACTGCTGGTTTTTCTGTTTGGGTAACAACACCTTCAGCCTTTGTTTCCTCACAATTACAATCTTCACCACAATCACCAGAGCAGTTGATATGCATTTTTTTGATTTCGCCCATACTAAATGTATCTCCTTTATGCCTATTCAACCAATCCTGGACTCTCTCCCTGGTCCAGATAGGCTTTTTAAAAATTAATGTTTGCCCAACCATAGAGCCGTCGCCATTTTTAAGTTTCCCTACTACCATATCAATTCCCTCTATCCCCCGGAATTGAATTGTTCTAAAGGTTCCCTCTTCGAAAGTACCAGGTTCACGCAGGCGGTGACGGAATGATGTGCTAGTTTCATCAAGTGGTTTGTTAACTATAAATTCCATTGCTTCCGCATTTAATTCTTTTGCGAACGAATGAACTGATGTATCAGTATCTACACCCCAAGAGCATATGGATACTTCACCAACATAAGATTTATCCCAAATTTGCATTCCGGTAGGAACTGCAAAGCCATTGATAAGTTCTCCATTAGAGGCTTCACGAACTGATTCTGGAGCAATACCAACTGAGCACTGAAGTGGGATTCCTTCTTTCAAAAGAGCAGCCACTTCAATCCCATCTTTTGTTGTTTTCGAAAACTTTCCACGAACAATAAACCCGCGTTCATCTTTAAATGTATCTCCATATCCAACGATACGGTCGCTCTCATGCTCACGGAGAATGATTACCTTATTCCTCTTAGACTCCATACCATCCAAACTGAAGATTCCTTTCCAGTCGCCTTTCTCCATAACCTTACCAGTATAGCCAACAAGCTCAAACTCATAAGGATTATCATCGGTATGGGAGAATGTTTTAACATCAGCACTCAAATTAATATTGTGCATTCTCTTTACCTCATTACTATTTTTTTGAGATTTATTTATATACTCATCCCATTTGCTATAACAGATAGCTGCTGCCTGTTTTGGATCTTTTGTTGTCCCCTCCTCTATAACGATGGGTACGCATCACCCAATGAAATCCTTCTGAGTTTCACCTTTGTTGACCATCGGCATTCTAAGTGCCTCCAAATGATGTTGTTGATTTAGGTGCCAAGGCATTATCGTGACCCTTCAGATCGTAATAGATCTTTAGACCCAATTCTTCCGCATAAGTATCTTCATGCCGACGTTGGGCGAATACATCTTGCCACTCTTTTCCAGTTGTAGCCAGCTCAATAGCATACGTTGACAGCCCAGCGTTAATACGCATCATTGCGGCTTCCGTCTCCGCTCTCTCATCAATTTGACCCCACGGAGAACCAATCCAAGTAGCCTCTTTTATATAGTTGAATTTAGTTTCGTACTGCAATCTTGTGATTGGGAGCTCACCTCTTAAATAGGCCTCTTCTAACACCATTTCGTAGATTGGCTGACAAAACTTTTCTGCGAACCATTTTCGGTAATAAGCAAACTGACGACGAGCTTCAAGTAGGGCTGCACGAGCTGATGAATAGTTGGTCTTACTGAAATCTTTGACCAGCAACTCATATGGCATTCCTATACTCATACCAATAATCCGAAGGATCGATTCGACAAAGGTTCCGAGAGATTCATTACGTTTTGGATCTACCACATTAATCGACTCACCTGGAGCAAGGTAATTAATGACACCAGGTTCGATATCTTGGATCCTATCACCAGTTCCATATTCCGTATCTGACATCATTGCCTGTGCAGCGGTGATAGGGTCAGTTTTCTGAATGAATACTGACAGACACGCAGAGACGCGAGCACTAACAAGTTCGGCTTCGAGATATTCTCCTAATTCTTCGAATTTATCAAGGAGCGGAGCAAGCTTAGGGATTCCACGAGTTTGATTGGGGCGCTGACTCTCGAAGATATGTAGTACCATAGGACGGCCTTTACTATCTCTAGCTTGGACGGAATGTGGCCGGAGCTCAGAATATTTGCCACCGAACTCTCGTTTCTTATAGATTTTAAGCCAATATTTAGTTGGACTACCGTCTCCATCGAATGTGATCCCATTAACAGTTTGAGGATCTGGAGTCCAATTTGTATCAAGCTCTTCAGATTCAACCATCTGAAGGCATCTACCATAGGGCCTCCAATCTGCTTCATTCCACGTTGGAATGATTATCGCCTCACCATCGATGAGAATCTTACTAAAAGCTAAGCGCTGAAACTCATCGAAATTAAGGATGTTAGCTTTATCAGCATAGCGTTTCCAGCCATTGAAAATATCTTCTGCCTTCTCACGAATTTTTGTGGCTTTTTCCTCAGAGATACCAAGATCAGAAGCTTTTATTGAGGACTGGACTTGAAGACCAGCACCAATAACACTCGTCATGAATGTATCGATTACCGCATTGGCTACAGGATCATTGCGAACCAGATCACGGGAACGGTAGCGTAGGGTATTTAATTCATAGACTGGCGGAGTCGTATCCATCATGGATGACGTGATCCAGTCAGAGCGCAAACGGTTCTGCGACGCCCCGCTATAATACCTATCCGTGTTAAAGTATTTTGCACTTTCTTTATCTGGTATCGCTTTCTTGCTGCCTAAGAGGCCAGATATGAAAGTTTTAATACCCATAGTATCTCCCACCATCGCTTACGCGGCGAAATCTTGCCTTATTCTGGAATCCTCCAGGACTATTTAATAGATCATACTGATCCAGTAGATTGCTTTCATATTTCATCAAATAATCCAAACGCGCTCTAACTACGCTTCCTGCTTGCGTAGTTAGTTCCTGGCTAGTCAGTACTTCGCTAATAGCTGATTGGACTTCTTCGATCCTTTCCTCGAGGGTCTTTATTGCCATTGTCTTCTCCTTAACCAGCCTCCTTGAGTTCTGCGCTTAACGTCGCTCAAATATCTGGATTGCTGTTTTAGATCTTCATCGAATTGCGCAAATTGCTCATCTACTTTGGTGACTCCTACTTTATCTTTGACCATGCGCAATCCTCCTCCAAATTGTGGATCGATAAGTGCAAGGTTGTAAACACATGTATCGAGGTAGTCATTACGCTTAGAGATCTTTTTCCATTCCCATTTTCCTTTTTTATCGACAACTTTCTTTTCTGCGCTTAGGTGTTTAAACCAGTCGTTTCCAGTATCACTATGGAAGAACAGCCTTTGTGAATCTCCATCGTCTTGGGCAAGGCGCCAGAAGAGAGTATCTTTAAACTCATCGACATTAAGGTGGTATAATGCAAGTCCACCTGGCATTGCTTTACCTGAGGGCATTTTATCGAGTATGGATAACTTAACGCGCATTCCGGCAGATTGAATTCCCATTCCTTTGATTCCGAAGATTTTTCCTCTGCTGTGCTGCCTAATGAATTCATATGTTGCCTCCGTTTGGCTGAATAGGCTACCATCTTCGCCTTGACGTGTATTACCTCCGGTGTCTATTGCAGCCCGCCAAATTCCCATAGTTTGGTCTGAACCATTAATGGGGTATTCGTTTTTGAAGACTAGGTCTTTAACTTCATTGTATGTGCTTAGAAGTCCGTAATGAATCATCCAGCCTGTTCCCTGTTTATCCCAAGCGAATACACTGTAATAAAATCGATCGCGTTGAACGTCTATTCCAGCAGTAAGTACAACAGCGGTTTCAGGGACAACGACTGGTGCAAGCTCACATACATTCCGTTTCAGTCCTTCAGTCTCAACGCCTACACTATCCTCGGCCCATTCTTCTGCCAACCAACCTGTGATAAAGTTCTTGAGTTTTGTCCTGTCTCCTCGGCATTCGAGGAATTCATACGCAATATCACCCCATTTCAAATCGAGGGAGTTAAGAGAGTTAAGTCTAACCCCAATCGAGGTGATGTCTTCTGGAACTGGCGTTTCGTCTGCTCGCAACCACTTACCAGCGCGGAGCATCTTAGGTTTAGCATAATCGTCGATTGCCCCTTCGCAATACGGACACTGATAGAATGCATGCTTTCGGGCTTGGATCCAGAACTCTGGGTCGTCTTTATCAGTGACATCAAAAGGGAACTTATCCTCTCCGAACTTAAGGTTTCCAAATTCAAGCACTTGAAGCTTTCCGCAATAAGGACAAGGGATATAGTACTCAGCTTGAGATTCACAACTTTGGTGATATTTCGCAATTGGACTATCCTCAACAGATGGGGATGAGACCATCACTATCTTCTTGGTATACGGAAAAGTCTTTGTTCTATCAATGAGATACTTAACAGGATCACCAGCCGTAAGCGTTGAGGGCCAGTCTTTGAGTTCGTCAGCAAATACGACCTCAACAGACGAGGAGCTAAGCTGTGACGATGACTGCGCAGAAGCAAGGTAAAGTACGCCACCAGCATAATGTTTTTCTGATATCTTCCATTTCTTTAATTGTAGGTTTTTCAGGATAGGGGAAGCTTGCACCATCGGATCAATTCTGGTCGCACTAAACCGCTCCACTGATTCTGAAGTTGGCAGGGCGAGCATTATTGGTCCAGGGCGCTCTGCCATTGACCATGCAAGCATGCACATCATTGCATTGGTCTTACCTATCTGTGTCCCTGCCTTAAAGACTATCATTCTGACTTTCGGTGCCGAAAACCAGTCCATGAGTTGCCGCAAGTACGGGACTCGGTCATTATTGAAAGGTTGTCCCGCAGCCGGGGAGTCGAACGGAGTCATGATACGATACCGCTCGGCCCATTGGCTAACGGTTATTTCAGAGCTCGGCTTCAAAGCCACGATTTCATCTTTAAGTATCTGACTTTTGATTTTCATTGTTTGTGCACCATAGCTTTTCCATGCATTTGTTGCAGAAAGTACTACGCTGATCACCATTAAAATGTAGTATCACTGGTATCCATTTAAATTGAGTATCTTCTTTTATTTGGTCACAACATACACATTTTCTCATAAGTAATCATTGATCCTTTCCGGGGTCCAAAGTCTGACTTTTTGTTTTTCCCAGTCGTAGTCCCTATGGCGTAAGATCCATGCGAGCCTCCCTTGTGATAACATATATTCTGCGGGATCCTCGTGTCCCTGCTTCTCAGCGAGTTCAACAATCTTTTCCCAAGCGATCGATAGAGGAGTTAGCTCGGTTATAAATGCCTTTGCCTTCTTTGGACCTATTTGCATGATTCCCTTAAATCCGTCAGCTGAATCTCCGATAAGACACTGGTATAAAAAGAAACGAATACTTACTTGACGGGATACCCGTTTATACATGTTTTTTTGTGGGTTATACGTCTCTCCGTCAAGTGAGGTTACATCCTTATCCCAAGACACCACAATTCGACGAGTAGTCCGATTAGGATCCGTAGCCATAAGTCCAAGGAGGTCATCTGCCTCCAAACAGGGCTCCGTAATAACGTCATAATTTTTTTTCAATACAGTATGCATGGCATTGAGACCTATCGGTTTTTTGCTTTCTTTTCGATTGTGCTTGTACGTATCACAGACTTGGGTAAGCCTGAAATTTTCTTCACGGGGACACGACAGAGCAATAGTCACCTTGTCAGCATTCCACTTTTCACGCTGTTCTTCAATCCTACTTTTTAGCACCGTAGCACCAAGATCCTCATCGAATTCATATTCCCCTTCGACAAATGGGTTCTCCTTTTGCAAGGCAATTGAGGTTGAAAAAGCGTATAGATCTCCATCAATTAATAGTTCTGTCTCCATTCATTTATCCAATTGCTTCGTTTGGTTGTACCACATTCGTGCAGGTAATAGTATTACCCAACTATAATTGTACCTTAGTTGGGTAATACTACCAATTTTAATATTTAATTAATTGGAATCAGAGAAATAGAGCCCTTTCGTACAAGATCATATTTATGTGCACATTTACCACATACAATACCTGTTTCTCCGGCACTCGGGCCATCGATAATGTCAACTGTAATATATTTCCAGGTTTTATGTTGGCAACTATTACATGTTGCGTACCACAGAAATCTAGTCTTTAGATGCTTACAGTTACGTTTTACATTGTGTGTATCCATTGCTAACCCTTTCCTGGTGTAATTAGTGTGTTTCTGCCCAATTACCCCCGATTTTCGCCTCTCCATCAAGAGGGCATTTGAACCGCAGATCTATACCAGCTTTACGGATGGCCGCGACGGATAATTCCTTACATCGTTCGGCTTTATCCTCGTCGATTTCTATCTGATATTCATCGTGGATATTAGCTACAAACTCATAATGTTTACCCGGGATCCATCCTTCTTCTTGGAACATAAGATCTGCATTAATTAAAGCCTGCTTCATAATTACCGCACCGGCCCCCTGAATTAATAGATTAAGCGCTGAATGCTCGCTACGTGGGGTGTATTCCCTACCGTCTAGGCCTTTCAGTACGCGTTGTTTCTTATTCGGGTGACTCATCCGATTAGATATAATATTTTGTAGTTTTCGTAAAGCAGGTACTTTAAGATAAAACGATTCTTTTAATTTCTTACCAACTTTAGCTAAATGATCACTATTGGCCCTAACTTTAGAGTTATCACCAGATTCAACTATCTGCCCTATTTTGGCATCACCAGCTCCATAGATGAATGCATATATGAATGTTTTTGCCTGATTACGCGTAGCCAGACCAGCAGCTTCTTGGTTAGTGGTATGAATATCTCCTTCGAGAATCTTACGGGCATATTCGCCACCATCAAATCCGGCGAGATAATGAGCTAAACCTCGAAGTTCGAGCCCACTTGCATCGCATCCAACCAATTTTTTCCCAGCGGGGACTCTAAAAAGCGAACGCGATTTCTCTCCATAGGGTGAATAAACAGCAGGGACCTGAGCCACATTAGGGCTACTATGTGTACACCTACCACTAACAGCACCATTAGTATTAACTCTACCATGAATTCTGCCATCCTTTCCAACAGCTTTGAGCCATGCTTGATTTCCATCAGCCAGCATTCCTATACGTTTTGTCAACAGAAGATATTCTGACAGGAGCTTTGCCTCCGGAAAATCCATACTTTCAAGCACTTGCTCATTAATAACCGGTATGCCAGTCTCGGTGAGTTGAGTAGGAATCCAGTTGTATTTTTTACGAAACCGCTCAGCGATATGCTGACGCGAATTAGGATTAAACTCTTGGTAATCGATCTTACAATATTCCGCACCCTTTACCAGACCATCTCTCTTACGGTTTACCTTTGAGGTAAAGACCTTTCCATTATTCAATGGAACGATGATGGTAGGGAACACTTCTTTCATTTTGTCGGCTATCTGAGATTGACGTTCACGAATCTCAACCATTAGATCAATCGCGGCGCGTTCATCGAACAGAAAGCCGTGACGCTCTTGACGTGAAATAATCCACGCGAATCCGAGCTCAAGATCGATTGCCTTTTGGGAGTAGTTTTTATTGAGAATCATCTGGTATAGGGCGCATAGTACATTGACGTCCTGTATACAGTAATCTTCCATCTCCTGGGACCAATGATCCCAAGCGTTCTCTCGCTTTCCGTATTCACCCTTCCTTACGCCCAGACGATATCCATAAGCTTCTAGCGAGTGCGAACCAATAAGGCGCGCTGGGAGTTTCTTAGTTTTTGCACGGCCATAGTCATGCTCTCTAATGTTCGGCCAAATCAGCCGGCCAAGAACCAGAGTATCGATGACCTTTCCCTGAGGCTTGAATCCATAGAGCATATCAAGCGCGGGCACGTCGAAACCGAAGGCGTTATGGGCCACGATTTCATCAGCTTCCTCAAGCACTCTAACGACCTGCTTCATTTTAACAGGATCGTTAACGTTCCCAATTAATACATTATTAGTACCAAATTCTTTTGCAACTATGCAATGCATACGATCTAACTCGTCAAGCAAAGCGTTCGTTTCAATATCAAATATCCACGTAGCCATATCATCCTCCTATTTTAATCCACCAGCACCCCATGTGAACGTCACGCTCACCAGTTAGGCACTTAGTAATATTTGCCTGCGTAAAGCCCCCACGCTGAGCTTCTGCCAATGAGGGCCAGATTTTTAACAGGCCATGATATGGATGAATCTGAGCTACCATAACACTGTGTGCATTATTCTTTTTAGTCGCTCTCTTATTCCCTTCTAAATGTATCTGCATATGTTCTATACGAGTTATCAAAACGAGATGATCCGTATTCAAACAATGCGTATTGAAGCATGTATGATGGAGTACATATCCCTCTGGTATGCTTTCGAGTCCGTTTTCCATTCTATACATGAATGCGTGGGCTTTCTCCTGCTTACCTTTCTCGTTTTGGGGTCTCCAATAATTCATTTTGAAATTCTTTCCAGTTCTTTTTCGATATACCATTTAGCCTTCTTCAGATCCTCGATGGCATCTTGCTTAAGGCCAGCCCGCCAAATATACTTCATCGCATTCCCGAGACAGAAGTTCATGTGCTGAACAACGTCGATGCATTCAACTCCGCTCGGGTGCGATGTGTAATGAGGCGGATGGTTTACCATGTCAGAAGTCGCTAAAGTCGTCATTCGTTCCATCCACTATTTGCGGTTTAGTTGCTATATCATCAAATTCATCAGGCTCAACAGGCGTTGGTTTGAAATCGTCGCTGAGCTCTTCTAACCGATTTGTTGTTTTGTTGAAAAACAGCTTGAACGTTTCGCCAGTAGCTTGACCAGTGTAACGGTCTTTGAGGATCCGGAATGTAGACGTGTGTCTCTCCGTGTCGTCCTCTGCTTGCTGGTCGCGCTCCAAGGCCCAAAGTGCATCAGCCCATTGGCCAATGGCTCGAGATCCTCTGAAGTGCCTGATAGTGACTCTCCCGCCTTCTTCGTGCGAAGACTTGGAATCAGTTGTCGAAAGGTGGCTAATAAGGAACAACGTGAGCTTGAGCTCTCGTACCATACTAGCCAGCTTTGTCATAATCATATCAATTTCACGACGTTCGTCAAGTTTAGGGTCACCTGAAGTAAGAGCAGCAAGATGGTCAAGAAAAATGTAGCGAACGCCGCATGACACCACCAAGTATCTGATTCTGCTTTTGATTTCTTCAAATGAAGTAGAGCCATAATGATTAAACAGATAGAATTTACCAGAGCCAAATAACCTATCAAAATATCCACGCTTTTCCTCCAATCCTACCTGCGATGTTGGTAGGTGTAATGGCTTATTTGCCATAATTGACATCATACTCAGCGCGGTCATGTTATTTTGCTCTTCGAGGAACAATAGACCAACCTTTTTTTCGTGCTCCATTGCCAAGTGATACGCTATCTCTTTGTAAACAGTAGTTTTACCAAGTCCGGTCCCGGCTCCAAGCACATATATTTCGCCTTCGCGAATTCCATACATGAGTTTAGTAAGTTTGTCGAAAGGGTAGGAAAGCCCCATATCGATAGGATGTTCAACATCCTCCCATAGATTAGCGGCATTAACAATTCCACTAGGTATAAACTCCTTTGCTTGCCAAATAGAATTGATAAGTTCGTTAGTCCGACCTGCCACCAACATTTCGTTGGCGTCTTTAAGAGGCATTTGACCAATTTTAATTTTGCCGGGAGACAGTAGCGTAGAACACTTCTGGGCTGCATCTCGTCCGACATCATCCATATCAAAAAGAAGTATAACGTTCTCAAATGACTCTAAGTAATCAAGTTCTTGCTTGAAGATCTTCGGGGCATTCTGAGCTCCATGTGGTAAAGAAACGACGGGCCATTTGTTTCCCTGCGCTTGAGATACGGAAAGGGCATCTATCTCTCCTTCAGTTACGACGAGCATCTTACCGCCAGACTTCCAAAGATGTTGTCCATAAAGTGGGGCTTTTCCACCAAGCCATACGAACTTCTTGTCCTTCGTTCGAAGCTTCTGACCGACGAGTTCGCTATCTTTATAATAGTTAGCAATCTGGACTGGATTTCCCATATATTCGCCAATTTTGTATCCCCATTTTTCGCATGTATCTTGATGCAACCCCCTACTTGGCAGTTGTCGGCACTTACCAAGTACTGGTTTAAACCCTTTTGACATAGTCATTACCTTAACAGTTGATGTGCCTGTTTTATGGCTTCTCCCGCAGCTAAAACAATACGTATGATCACTGTATCCACTGAGGGCATCGCTACTCCCACAATCGGGGCATGGTAAATGTGCCGATCTCAAAACACTATCTTCACCCATTATCTCTCCTTAATGCAGAAACATTAGGCAAGCTAACACTCGCAGGGCCGGCATCACAAGCCCTAAAATGATGACCCATCCCATAATATTTAAAATGGTTTCCATCATTCCACCTCCTTACAAAATAAGTGGTATGCCGGTGAGCCAATCAACTCTCACTACAGCCGGCCCTGCGCCTTGCCTATACAAGGTTAAACGGGCTTGCATGTCCCGTGGATCGTTAATTGCTGGCGTAGCTAATAATAAAGTTACACCAACAGTTTATACACAGTAAGTGCATACTAATTAAGCCATTCCATTACAATCCAAAGCATAATTGGGAATAAAAAACAAATAGTTCCCATCATCACAATACCTCACCGTCAATAATCATTTTATTGTCAACGCTAAATTTTCCAGTCTCATTGTCCACGCGCACCACAGTAAAGCCGTGTACCCACTCATTAATAGGCATATAGTGTTCACGTAGACGGCATAGGCAACCAATCGCCCAAGCACCCATAATTCTCCCGTGGATGTTCTTCGTGATATAGTTCTGTGATTTATGGACATGACCGAAAAGCGTGTTAGCATGCGTCTTAGTGAAATAAAGACGAGGAATATTAACTGATCCATAGGAGGCTTTTACCTCATGCCCATGTAGCAAAGTCAATTTCCCAATAGTCAACGGCGACTCACCTTTAACCATGCGATCAACATTATCAATAAACTCAATATCAATAACATCGAGTCCCAAAATTCCAGGAAGGGTAACACCATAGAGTCCAGCCAATTCAGGAGCTCTATCAGCCACATAGCGTTCTAGGCGTACCTCATGATTTCCCATCACATAGGTTATTTTATGATCCGGGAATTCTTTTCGAAGATCAATTAGCCATTTACGAGCAACTGCCACTTCATCAAGCAAACGCATACGGCTGGGGTCACACTTGAAGAATGAAATTTTGTAGAAATCACAGACATCCCCAAGCAGTATGATTTCAGTCACTCCAACTGCTTTGAAATAAGTGATAGTCGTATTGATTGAATCTGCATCGTGATAGGGGATGTGGATGTCGGACATAATTCCAACGACACGCTTGTTTGATTTTTTAACTATGGTTTTATAAATAGAGGATTTTGCAGATTCCCACATTTCCTGACGAATCAGACGGAAGTACCGCTTAGATGTTTTAAATTTTTTAATTACTTCGTCAGATTCGAAATTAGGATTTTCTTTAAGATATTTCTTGATTTGGTCTTTCTTAGAAGCCATCATCACTCTCCTTAAAATTATCTTTTGCGAAGTTCGCGCTCATCTTTTGGAGAGTACTAAAGATGGAGGCCAATTCACTGGCATTTTTAGTAAGCTTGCACCATGCGGATGGAATAGACATATCAGCATACTCAAATCCATTATTTTCACACCACTGTGCATAGGTAGTCTTAGAGCGCTTATTTAATGTTGCTTTAGAATTCATAAATAAAAATCGGACATCAAGTTCAGGATATTGAGATTTAATGAGGAGATGTTTCTTACGGTCATCAGCATCAAAGAAGCCCTTGGCCTCGATGATGATGCCATTTGAAAGAAGGAAGTCAGCAACGTAACGTTTAACCTTCGCTGGTTCCACGTAATAAATCGTGTTAGCCTCACCTTCGTATTGAAAGTTGATACCTTTCTCTTTTAATTGAGAATTCACGATGTACTCAAACTTAGAGCGAAACCCTGCGTCTTTTACCCATTTATCCGGCACATGAATTTTTTTACTCATAATCAAATTCATCTTTCAGACGCTCTGTTATATTCATTAGTTCGAATACAAGTGCTGGTTCTATTAAAGCCTTTTCAATTTTATACAAAAGCTTATTATTGATTAAGTCATCAAGTTCACATGTAATCCGCACGAATTCTTTACGTTGCCCTAACTTAATTTTAGCTGATCGAGGTCGCATATTTTTATAGTCATCGGCACACTGTTTTATAAAGTCTTCGATTCTCCTAGTTAGTTCATATTTCAAATTATCTGTATATTGGAGGATAAAACACACAAATCGAATGAAAACATGTATTTTTTTAAGAAGAACTAAGACTTCAGTTATATTGTGCATTGGATTTTTCCTCCTCTTTTTCATCGTTTTTACTCATAAGCAACTTCATCTTCCATATATCTAATTCGAAATAAAGCCCGGTTTTTACACCGGGCTATTTTTGTTTACTATTATGTATTATGGTTTAATATCTGACCAAAGGGTGAGTGTCCCAGATTGGAGATAGTGCTTAATACCAGCAGCACTGGCACAATCGTTACACACATAGCGTGTTGGAAATACATTCTTTTGATAATCATATGCATGATCAGTAACATCATCTATCCACATGACATCAAACCAATAAACATGTGATCTGCATACTGTGCACTGCTGCTTAAACAATAGACAAGATACTCTTACAGTATTCGCTCTATGCACCCTTGCTTTGAACTGCTCCCTACAAGTAACTACTTCGGTCGATGGTGCAACAATATAAGACGACATTTCGTCTATATATTTATGTAGATCTTCAATATGGCGTGACAGTTCGATCTTTCCTGCCATGCGATCCTCCCTCCATTAATTAAAACATTTATATTTTGCAACTGATTGGTACTGTTTAGGGAGCTTTGCGTGCTTTAAATTATGCATAATGCATACAGGATTAGACTATTGTCACATAAGCAAGAAACCAGTACAAGAATTGCAGCCCTTACGATATTACTTACCTTTCTTAGTTAGTTTTGATGCCTTTAGGGGATTACTACTTATTTTGGCCCCTTTAGCTCCTCCAGGAACCATATCTTTGTAATCCCCCCCCCACATTGACAAATTGGGGTATACCCTTTTGTTACTGTTAAGCGTTCTTCACCGCACTTCGGGCAATGGAAACATTGCATTAGCTTTCCTCTGCTATCACATTGCTTGCAACAATGCATAAGCATAATCAAATACTTAATCTCAGGCTTTATAGAAGATTCTTTCCTACAACCCATGCTATCCTCTTAGTTAAAAGTCGAAGTCATCCCCATCGGTGTCTCCGTTATCTATCTGAGGAGCTGGTTCATTCTGGCCATCGACAGACTGAAAGTCAGAGGCTTCGTCATACCCATCAACAGCATCGAATTCAGGGCGCTCGGTAGATTCCCATTCAACAACCTTTTTAAATTGCACAGCCACAGGTTGGAGTGTGATGCCGGCACCAGATGCTCCGGCATTCCACATATAAACGGTATAGGATGCACGGAGGACGGATCCTTCGGCATATCTTTTAGGTTTTCGGATCTTTCCCCCATTAGCCCCATAAAGGTCGATAGTTTTTTCGTAGCGCCCCCCACTACGGGATATGATTACGGCCTTCAGTTTGAACTTAACTATAAGCGTCTTATCATCTTTATTGATTTCGTACGGAGGATTAGCAGCTTTCTTGGCTCCGCTTTCTTCGAGAGAGTCGCCCATCCAGTGATCGATCTCTGCTTTCATCTCTTTGGCATCCTTGCCTGCGAATTCCAGGTTAAAGGAATAAATGCCATCATCATCAAACTTCGTGCTCGGTTTATCAATCGCAGCGAACCCTTTCACAACGCCAAAAGGTGTTATGTATTTCTGGTATCTGTCAGCCATTTCTTTTTTTCTCCTATCGTAATGGATAGATAGGGTCCATTTTTGAACCCCTTAGAATTTAGTTTTGTTGTGTTGCATTATATACTGTATGGCCCTCCTTCCTATGTTTACCCCATGCACACCATCCACCAACACGGAGAGCCTTATGAATAGCATGACGTCTCCACCATGAGACACCAGCATCCACCATTAGTTTTAAAAACATATCATCAGCATCCTTTTGTGTAAATCCAAGATCTTGTCCGCACCAATATGCATAATCATGAGCAACTGCACCAGCAGTCCATTTCCCAAGTTGTGGGATAAGACTACGGATAGCCTGGGGGATGCTCGCAAAGTCAGTTTTAAATCCACTAGGAACTTTAATTATTTTACCGTCCCAAGTCATCTCCATATCTTGCAGTACCCAAGCATGGTTTCCAGATGCACCAAAGCGTACGATTAATGGTGTTACTTGCATTATTCCTCCACATATTGATGATATTTAACAATAAATTTTTCTATGGTTCCTTTGCCCTGCGGAGTGTTGTAGACGCGTTTCCATTCGGTTGCATAGCAGTAGACGTTTTTCCCCCAAGCGGCATAGCGATCATAATGTAAATAGCAAAATATGATCTGCAAAGGCAGATTTAACATAAAATATTTATCTGAAATGTTCAGGTTTCCGAATATACTCTCGAGTCGCTTTCGCAGGCGAGGACGGTATTTGAGGTAATTATCAATGATGTCGCGTCGGGTAGCTGGCTGGCATTGAAAATATCCTAAACCAGGACCGCCTCCATGCTGACTAATAAAGGTAAAGAAATCAGATTCGACAGCTGCTGTGCCAAGGATCTGATTGACTGTATTGTCATCATACGGCAACAGCGCTTTGTCCAATGTGTCCCTAATTAAGGTATCTGAATAGTTTCGTATGGTCTCTGTCTCATTTTCGGATCTATCTCCGAATATCTTGACAGGATTCCAAAGTAAACCTAAGGACAAAATGATCATAAAGACCAAAAATCTATGATCAGTTGTTTTCATGCCCTACAACCTCTAATTGTGAATATTCTGTTTTGATGCGCTCATGGCAGTAAGGGCATATATCCAAATGAACGGACTCTACTCTGATGATCCTTAAGACAAGAGTATCTTCACGGCATATTTCACATATGAAAGGTATAATTTCTCTCATAGTATCTCCTTAATGCTTTAGGTCTTTTAAGTCACCTATCAAAGCATCCTGCATCCCATGAAGTAGACCAGAAGACAAAGGGGATCTGCCTACCCAATAACGACTACTTCCCATATCACGACCCTTGGGATGGATATAGCTTTCTTCGTGGTCTTGATCATATTCGACTTTAATTTCTTCATAACCCATATAGAGACCCATATTATACATGTCATCTACGCTGGTTCCCATAGAAGCTACTGCTTGAGCCATATTGTCATTAGGATCCAAAGTAATGTGTTTGACTTTACCTTTACGAGTTACCCTCGCCATGTTTAATTCTCCTATAATAAAAGTTAGATAATAATATATTATAATAATAATAGTATATTATAATAATAATAATAGTATATTATAATAATAATAATAATAATAGTATATTATAATAATAATAATAGTATATTATAATAATAATAATATATTATAATAATAGTATATTATAATAATAATAATAATAATAGTATATTATAATAATAATATATTATAATAATAGTATCTTTACCCCTAAGATAACGTATTATAGGGATAGCTCCCCCTACCCCCTCATCAGCTAAGCGGTAAGTTCCCCAGTCTCACCGCTATCATGGCTTTCAAAGGTAGGGCCAAGTGGTTTGTTATCGTTCCTCACTTGGTCTTGGTTGAACTGTAAAGATCGGAGTACCATCCACCACCCTTAAGAATAAAGGTAGACTGATGGATATCTGTGCATCGGAAAGCACTAAACTTACCACATTCCGGGCACTGGATATAAGGAATGCTAAAATTAACAATCGTTTCAAACTCATATCCGCAATCTTCACACTTAAAATCGTACATTGGCATGATATCCTCCTAAATGTATGGGCAGTCTTTGCATCCATCATCCCGAAACTCACAATTATCACATTCGGGCGGATTGATCCTATCCATAAGGATGTCCAGCTCATCTGGACCTCGGGGGATATCATAGATTCGCATTAGCTCTTCGTGCGTGCTCCGCATAGCGCACCCCCTTAAGTATCATTGAAATGGCGTCGTTTTTCTTTCAGTACTAATGGTAGCAAAACCGATTGATTTTATTTTAAATAGTCTCTATTTTTAAAAATTTTTGCACAAAACACTCCAAAATTAATAATTTCACATAGTTATATTGTATTTAGGTGCTAACTTCATAATTCCTTGTATCACACTCACTATTTAAAATACACATGTTTATCAATTTATATTCCAATTATTTCTGAACCTTATTCAGAAAAATGCCAAAAAAATACCCCGAGCAGCCGAGACCACCCGGGGCATAGTTTAAATAGAGCAGGCTGAATGACCACACTCTGGATTTTCGCAGGTATGACATCCCTCTATTTTCATCATCTTCGCTCCGCACTCAGGACAGCGCTCAACTGCCTCCTGAGCTTGTAATTTACGACTTTCATCACGATAGATAGTCAGACCCTTGCATCCAAGTCTCCACGCTAAATAAAGCAGCTCAGCAACTTCGGCCTGAGTAGCATCCTTCGGTAGATTAATCGTTTTTGAAATCGCCGCATCGATATTCCGTTGTAGTGCCGCCTGCATCTCCACATGAGCTTTAGGTGAAATGTCGTGTGCAGTCACAAGATTCGACTTACTATACGCTTCAGCAACAATCGACGATTTAACTGTAACAGTTCCCTCCATGCAATGCTTATCGTATTCAAACGCAAAGTAAGGCTCACAGCCCGACGAACAATCGGCAAGCATACTCAGTGTCCCAGTAGGAGCTATAGTTGTCACATTCGCGTTCCTACGCTCCGGAGCACCATCAAAATAGGCAGGATAAAGCCCATATTCTTTTCCGAGCCTTTCCGAAGCTTCATGAGCCATCTCATTGAATCTTCGGCAGAGTGTTTCAGCGGCCTTTTCAGCTATATAAGATCCATAGGTAAATCCACGATGGATCAAATAATCGTGCAGCCCCATGAATCCAAGCCCAATATTACGATAATGCTTTGTTCGCTCTTCAATTTTTTTCACTGGATACGAATTAACGTCGATCACCGAATCCAAAAAGCGAACAGCTATATCAATTACCTCTTTCATAAGAGTGTCATCACAGCCAATCTTACGGAGATTAATACTACCAAGTACGCAAGAAGTATATGGAGGGAGAGGCTGCTCACCACAAGGATTAGTAGCCACGATAGGCTCGAACATATTATTACGATTGACAGTATCAATAAAGACAATTCCTGGTTCGCCATTCTTCCAGGCTCCATAAGTTATCATGTCCCATAGATGTTTCGCCGGGATATAGTTGATGGGTTTTCCGCCCATAACTGCTGGATGCTTTAGAGCAACAGCTCCATCACATTCTACTTGCTTCATAAAAGCGTCAGTAATTCCAACACTTATATTGAAATTCTTAAGCTTTCCTTCAACTCGCTTGGCCGTAATAAAATCAGCAATCTCAGGATGGTCTACATTTAGGATGCCCATATTGGCTCCCTTACGAACTCCACCCTGCATAATCACATCTCCGATCACATGGTCAAAGATGCTCATAAATGAAACAACCCCTGTCGATTTACCGTTCGTACTTGCAATACGTGCACCAGTAGGCCTGAGAGCACTGAAATTGAATCCAGTGCCCCCACCGAAGGCCTGTACTTCAACCGCATCCTCAAGTGCCTGAAAAATGCTTCTCCGTGAGTCCTCGATAGGGATCACGAAACAGGCAGCCCCATTTCCATTATTCGCGCCAAAGTTTCGCAAGGCAGGGCTGTTGGGAAGAAAATACATATTTTCAATCCACCACTGATATCTATGCGCCCAATATTCACGGTCAATGGGTTTCTCAGCCTGCACTACTTTATCGACAACTCTCTTTACAATTTGGCTCCAGGTTTCCCCTGGATAACTTGCAAGACGATGCTCGATTACTTTGGTCTGATTTCCATTTAAATTCATGTGTCTCCTATGCAAAGAAATAGGTGGATGCTTTTATGTCATCAAGATTAAAATCATTTGTTCGTGGATTGGCCATAATTTTCTTAGCGTCGCCGCCTTGAGCAATAATTTCCTGGCGCAGAACTTCAAGACGATCTTGCTTGTGGATCTCAATAAAGATTTTGCGAATAGTTTTGTGCATTAGGTCAATATCACAGGCATGACAGCCATAATCATCATGCACAAGATGCCAACTGATATCATTTCCAGTCATTCCAAGGACAGTTAATAACATGTGAGCTGAATCATGAGAATGTGTAACGTTAGGAGCAATTGCAGAAGCCTGACGACGAGAATTAATATCTTCAGATTTGATTTTGTAAGAAACAGTAAGATTTTTCTGAGCAACGGTTGACTGCTTGGTCACAGTATATTCTTTCTTGTAACCTTGTTTCATAACGAATCCGATAGGATTAGTTACATACATGACCTTGTCCCCCATAGCTTTCGCACAACTTTTGAAGAAATCCATGCTAGTGCGTGAGGCCATGCAGGCCTTTGCCAACCCAAAGTCAAGGGCTTTACCATAAACGTTCTTATAGGCGCCCAGAGACTTCTTACTAATTGATTTACGGAACTTAGGGACATCTACCCACATCATTTCATGTTGGCCAATTTTGGTCACAGCATAAGCCTCAGTCATGACAGCACGTTTGCATAGTTTACGCTGGACATTAGGCTCAGCTTTAAGGAATCTGTCTTTCAGTTCGGCAACTTGTTCAACACTAGCCTTTGCATCTTCAGCAATAAAGGTATCATTATTTTCAAAGTATTCAATCATTCCGTCAGCGACCGCGCGATAAAGATCGGCAGGCTTATCAGTCCAAGAGGATTTTACCAAATTGACATTGATGGCCAGCTCGAGGGAAGCCAAGAAGCCGGCTGCCCATTGCTGACCATTGCAGGAACCATCCATACCTACTGGAAGATGAGATATGAACTCAGCGCGCTCGGAATCAGACTTATCCATGATTTGAACTAATTCTTTGCATACGGCATAAAACATAAATGGATTTTCAGCGTTGCTAATAGCAGCCCTAAACTCATTACGTTTGATATTCCCATTTGCCACTGCATAGATCAATTTGTGATTGTTTTCGATGAAAGCGACACGATCGGCAAAAGAGGCCTTATCAAGTGATTCCGCGCCTCCATAGGTATTAGCGGCATGGATGCATAGCCATTTATACCCATTTTCACCAAGTTTCTTTCCTTTGGCAAACTGAAGCAAAGCTTTATTAAGATCGTCACCCTGAGTGTTTAATGACGAACAGCAATTGTACAGACGACCACGAAAATCAGTCTGATAAGCAAAATAAATATGTTCCTCTTTAGCATACTTGTCAGCCATGGCAATAGTAGTTTTGTTGGCGCGAGCTTTGCCAGCACGTTTTTCTTCTTCATCCGCTGCTATGATCCTGTCTTCCTTAGACATTCTTGCCTTTGCTTTTGCAGGAACGGTAGAAGCCATTCCCAGCATTCCGCCCTTCGCGGCCTGGACAGCTTTAGCAAGCTGCAAAACGTCATGATTTATACGGAAAGCAGTCTGCTGAATCTCATTGATTGCCTTAAGGAAACGATCATCATTCTTTTCTTCGATTAGTTCAAAATATTCTTTGAATTCAACATAATTATGACCAGAACGCTTTACGGCAGGAACTGCGAAATCAGCAGTGTAGTATCCTCCAGCCATTATATTTTCAAATGTATATGCTTTTGGTTCATGAACAAGAGGCTCATGGCCAATCGATCTCTCAGAGATCTGTTTGGCAAGACCTTTGAATTGATCGATTGCCTTCTGGTTAAATTGAAAAGCCTTCATCTTTGTTCTGTGAGTCCCGAAGTCAAAATCTTCTTCGTCATAAGGAACATCAACAACAACAAACATCCCCGAACGATCAACTAATTTCAGGACCAGATACTGAGCCAATTGAAACAGAGCTTCGTCATCCACAACGTTTAAGCCAGTGCGATCTTTAAGAGCATCAATCGCATGACGAACTTCATTAGCAGAGGCAGCTCCGTTTAGCAGCGTGTTCGCTAATTTTTTTATTTTCTTATCCGAGCTGTTACGAAGTTCCAATTCAACAGCCATGTCAGATAGAAGATTTTTAACTTTTTCAAATACGGCTTGACGGGTTTCCCCTTTGCAGGCCCCCGTTATCAGAACATCGGCGACTGCATTCGATACTAGTTCATGACCTATGATGTCAAGGACAATAGCAGCAGAGCTTTTAGAATATTTGAACTCGCCAAAGTTATCAATCATGTCTTTTGTAAGCTTAATGGTTACGGCGGCCATGGGGCCTTCGTATAGAGCATTTCCATTTGCAACCGCGTTTTCATACTTAGTTATGTAGAAGTTTACGCCATTGATAAACTGAGCCCTTTCGTTCGCAACCTGACGGCTTCCATCGACTTGAGTCATTCACTTTCTCCTTGGTAATCTGAGTTACCGTGGCCCATGAAAATGCCTTGAAGTTAGTCGTTATTTTTCATCCGATCGTTCTTTTCGCGTTTTGCGTATTCCAGTCTATATTCGGATTCAAGCTTGTAACGATAAATTCCTCGGAATGAATTAAGCTCTTTTTCTATTCTTTTTAATCTTTTAGACATATTGCCTCTCCTATAGCCAAGTTATATTTTTGAATAGAATTGACTCAGCGGCTTTTAATATTGCTCTGGCCTGAGCTGTCTGGATAGCTTTAGCTAATTGTAATTTTCCCTCTTTATTAAATAAGCTTTCAAATGCGGGGAATTCTGTATCCTGGTCCCATTCTATTGCAATTGACGCTATTACTTTAATTGATCTGGTATCCATCTTTTCCATGTAATTCAATAGCGATTTATAATTCAGCACTACCTTGTAAGTCTCTGTACCCATCTCAAATTTTTTATCAAGTTTATGGAGACAGGTCTCAAATTTCGGATAGTAAGTATCCAGTATTTCGCTGGCAAAACAGGTAGCACTTAAGAATATCGTTAGGATGACGCTTAGGCTTATCTGCTTTATCATCTGTAGATTCCTCAGTATGGTTATAAATGACTTTTTTGCAATTTGTTTCATCTGCATTACAATATCCATCCATTATCCCCTCCCCATTAGTGCCATTAGCTCATCATTCATCACTTGATGCAGCGCCCAGAAAACGTTATCATGAGCATTGGTTTGTTTCAAACCTTTGTGAGCTATCATTGCATGTGTTAATTCGTGGGATAAAACCAGCAAATCATGCTTATACATCCCAATAACACTCATACCAGTTTCTAGGTGCCTACAATATCCAAACACTGGATGTTTTTCATTTCTAAAATAATCTTCATCCATGTCATTTTCATCCAGATAAATTACCATAGTGGGCCCTATCCAATTACGTTGCATCATGCATTCAATAAGATATTCAGCAGTTTTTTCCCCTATACGTTCCAATAGATATATAGCATCCCCAGTTTTTAGTCCAAAAACCTGTGTAGCAACCATCAACTCTTCTTGGTTCCATTCTTCCATCCAGTCAATTGTTCCACGATTCCAGGCCATATTATCCTCCTTATGGCTCCTCATTATTTGTTTTTTTCTGCCCATTCGTACTCGTTAATGCTCTGGATGGTTTCAGCGATAAGTTCTTTAAGATAATGGGCAAGTCCAAGATTTCCACTTTCCTCAGCCAGTTTTGCCTGCGATAGCAGCCTGTAGAGCTTTTGATATAACGTCATTTGGTTACCTCAGTATACCCCTTGCGGCCATAGTGCCCGCGAAGAATTTTCTTGGCGAAGAAAGGATAAATAAGAATAGTTATCCCGTTGGTAAGAAGTCCAAGGATGAGTGCGATGATTGCGTGTCTAACGGTTCCTTTAAAGATGAAGTAGAGGGGTCCGAAGAGCAGGGTGAAAAGTGCAGGGGCCTTACAGTTTTCGATATACCCGGATTTTTCGAAGGTCATCATGGCGTTTCACCTTATTATTGGTTAGGTGGTTAGTGGGTCCCTTAAACTTACGTTCAAGAACTCGATAAGCATCTAATTTAAACCGATTGGCTACTCCCTTTCGGTGCTTGATTCGGTTTTGGGTACCGGACTTGATTCTTTTTAATCAAAAGTAATTTAGTTTGTCAAGCTTTTTTTAGCAAACTCCTCTCAATTCCGGCAAATTTTGTTTCCCACGCAACTAAGTCATCGATGGCTGGGTCCTTTCGATTGAAAGAGATTGACTCAAACCACCAACCGAAATCTTTGAATGTAGTTAATTCATTATTAGTGAGATTTTCTCCAAGCTTTACAGCTAGTTCTTCTTTCCAAGTATAAAGATGAAATATTCGTTCTACTATATTCATATTATCCTCCATAAAAAATGTCCCCCACTGGTTTACAGCAGGGGCATAAAATTTATAGCATGTCTTGGATCCCCAATTGTCTAATTGTTATAATATATAAGTCAATTAGACTTTTAGCCCGCATTGGTAAATCTTTTTTTAGGAGCTTGACAGCTACTTTAATAATACGTTCTTGTGTTTTTTCGTTTAATTTGCACTTATCGATCCCATTAATCCTAAAATCATATTCCATTGCGGCATTGCAAGCAACAATGGTCATCCTATTAGCCTGTCGTGTACTGGTAATCCCAAGATTTAAAGGTGTTCTTACAATTTCCAGTAATAATTCAGTTGGGCACTCATGTGTTAGTTCCATGGCCAATTTACCATAGAGGGGATTCATTTTGTAGGTCCCCGGGTGGAGCACATCGAATGACTCCCCATTTACCATTGCAGCGTAGAATACCAAGTTGTCACCCCCTATCCCCTTACATTCCTAGCCTGACTTGCTTTGAGGATAACGTTGCGATCTTGCACTGCATCACTTATTTTTTCAGCGAGAAGGTCGACGTAGTCCTCGTTCATAATATCACCTATGATATTGATTGTCATGGTGCCTCGTGGTTCAGCAGCCGTATCCGCTGGTGTTGGTGTAACATCACCAATGTCTGTACCACCACCCCCGGCAGCCCCACCACCACCTCCTGTTGCGGATCCAACGCTTCCTCCGCCTTCGGGTGTAGCACTAAGAATTGAGGCAACATGGGCAGCGCCGATGGCAGCCTGAGCTGCGGCCAACGGTATGTTGAAAGGATATGGAACCGAAGCCATGGTTTTCATCACGGCAGCATGCGTATCCATTATAGCTTCACCTGCGGACAATCCTTTTTGCCATTCAAAATTTTCTTTACCAAATGATTTGCCAAGTTGCAGGGCTGTGGTTCCAAAAGATTGGATTAAATCTGTCTGTCTTTGCAGCGCGTCTTTCTTTTGCTGTTCAACTTCTTTATCAAGGCGTTCTTTTTCTTTAGCTACACGTTGAGCTTCCTTCAGTTCCACCTCACGCGCTTCCGCTTCAATCTGTGCCTTTCGATCGGCAAATATCTGTGATGCCTCGATTCGCTGCTCGTTAGAAAGTCCTTCCAGCTCAGCTACTTGATCATACCAAGTTTGAAGATCTGCCAGCTGGGCTTCCCTGTCAGTAAGGAGCTGCTCACGTTGCCTATCTATAAATTCCTTATTATTTTCTGCCCTTTCTGTTTCGAGGTTGGCGAGTTCAATGTTACGTGCTATCTCAATCTTTTTTATCAGTTCTGCATTCCCGTGGGCATCCTCTACGCGCTTATCATACTCCTGCTTAATCATCTCTGTCTCAGTCTTACCATGACTATCGATTACTTTATCGATTTCAGCCATGATTTTTTCCATCTCTTTAATCTGTTTCTGAGACAGTTCTTTTCGATCGGCTTCAGCTTGCACGCCATTTCCATTGAGCTTCGACGTCAGCAAACTTTTCTGCTGATCGGTAAGTTCTGTACTCACCGGGGTTACGCTAAAATCAATTCCGGTGATCTCGGTAGCCACTTTGCCAATTTTGGTTAGGTATTTATCTACCCAACTCAATTGATCCAGTAGGCTGTTAACCCATCCAGAAGCTACGTTAGCCACACGCTGCACAATCGTCCCAAATGCATCCCATAGATTAGTTACTCGCGTGATGAGCTTTGCAGTTTCAGAGAATGTACCTTCAGTGCCCGCTCCAAGGAGTTTAACTTGTTTTTCAGCGGCTTCCATTACCGCAGTATTATATGCAACACGTTTCTGTGTATCTGTTAGGGCGGAAACAGTAACGCCGAGTTGACCGGCGAATTTTTTGTAGGCATCTTCCATCTTGACGATAATAAACAGGTTGTCGAGGATCTCAGATTCTTGCTTCACGATACCCATCGTGATATCTTCAAAGTTTTTCGTGATGGTAGCGCCGTTCACTTTAGCCGCAGCAGCTGATGACTCAAGCAATTTAACAATTTGCTCTTCGTTGAGCCCATTAACCAAGGCACGCGAAGCATTGGACATCAATGTGAAATCGTCAACCATACTATTTGAGACAGCACGCAACTTAGCAATTAATTCGTCAGCATTAACACCCATGCTGGTTGCCAATCTCTCAAATGAGTACCGAGCAGCATCTATATTCTTTCCATTAAGTGCCGAGATCGCTGTTGTTACGGCGCCAATAACGAAGGTAGCCTTACTCGCTACTCCAATAACTTTACCAAAAGAAGCTGTAACTCCTCCAAAAGCTCCACTAATTCCGCCAGATGCTGATTTAGCAGATGTACGGGCTTTACCCATAGCCCGCTCAAACTGTGAGATATCGGCGGTCATAACTGTTTTAATCTCTGGCATTATGCCCCCTTTTTAGGCACTGTTGAGATGAGTGTCAGTGATATTATGCTATCCAGTTCTTTGTACCAAACACGGATCTGTGAGTAGAGAGGCACAACAATATCACGAACAGCATCACATTGGCTAATGAAAGCTGCCTCGCTAAGCGATCCGCTTAGCTTACCGAGTTCTTCGATAAGCGCAGTAAAAGTTTTTTCGTTATCTTTATGACACTTTCGCATTTTGTTCACACAACGCTTAGCAGACCAGCGTTTAATGATGCCAATAGGCGTGCGATCAATTGTTTCCTCAATATGTGCGATTGCTCCTTCCAGCCATCCAAGATAAGCGCCAACAGTGGTTGCTGTTGTCTCAAAAGCTTTAGCGGATTTTTCTGTAAAAGTTGCCATGAATAATGCTCCTTTCAATCCTACTATTCAAGTCTTTCTCGATATAGGGGATAATTACACTAGGATTTTTCCATATGGTCTGAGTATACCAATCACGTTTTGGAAACTTGAGCCACCGTGTTCCTTTCTTAATATAAAATCCTTGACGGGCTAATCGTGATCCGTCGCCTGATCGTAGCCGAAGCGAACCACCATAAGTCATGATCTTGGCGAACCGGTTAAGCGTGACGCCATATTTAGCCTGGAATTTTGCATTGGATAAAGTATCTCGTCCAGCCTTTCCAGGGAACACTCCTATATTGGCTGTAACCCGTTTTCCCCCACCTGTCACTCGATATCTGATAATCGACTTCATAACTTGAAGTGGCCTAGAATATTTTGATCTGTACTCGGCTGTTTGTTGTAGTTTAGCCCATGAGCCTGTATCGATTGTCTTAATGAATTCTTTACGCATCTTTGAAGCGCCACGGTTGAATGATTGCTTCACTATCCCATCCATTATGCCCGGCACTTTTCTGGTGAAATTGGTGAATTCGGATAAATCGACAACGAGTTTAACTATCATATTTCACCTTTTCCTATTTTTATAGGTTTTGCCGAAAAATTCGACTCTCTGAGAGGCTCAAAATTAAACGATCTCATTAAGGTGAAGATAACCATATGCGTATGGTGGCGATCGCCCCGTATACGCGATGGTAGTACGAAATATTGACTTTATTCTAGTAAAGTTAGATCATCGATGAATGTTTGTAATGCTGCTATAATGGATGCTTTGCATTCGGTTGTAACTTCAGCTAATGAATAAACAAATTGATTCTCGCTAATCTCAGTAGCATGAGAGCATAAATCATATGCATCTGCTATATACTGGATGATTTGGGCTCCACGTAGGCACGGATAGGCCGGCCATATTGGCCTCAAATATGTTTCATGAATCTTACCACGATCATACGCCATGCTCCCTCCTTTTACAGAATTGAGTCAGATCCAATTCTATTGACCGGAAAGAAAAATACGAGGGCGCCGAACAGCGCATCGTTGGGATAATTATCAGTGAAATAAACGCCAGTAGCATCGCGGAAAATACGAACATAAACTGCATTTAGCTCGGTTGCTGGTGGTGTGATGGGAGGTAGCGCGGTCACATATATCTGCTGGCCTATAAGGGGATTACCAGCTGGATTGCTGACATTCGAAGCGATGATCGTTGAGTTAACTATTGATCCGCCAGTAACAGGCCACATATACTCAATAGCCCAGGATACTCGTTGGTCACCAGTTCCGGTAGTAGGAGCACTCCAAATTAATGCTGGATAAACATCTGTCCCAGAGATTCTATTATCATTCATGGTTACGGTTCCCAGAATTTCTTCGACAGAAGTTGGACTGAATCCTAAAGTCCAGAGGCCATTGGACCCACCACCATTATCTGTAAATTTTACCCAGTCAGGAGCGGTCAATGAACCTGCTGCTGTAACGGCTGGTGTAACAGCTGCAAAATCCCAGCGCGGTGTTTGTAATTGGATTCCAAGAGCGCTGTTGATTACAACATCGTGATAGTCAAAAAGGGCTGTTGCCAGGTTACCACTTGATCCGTACGTATTTATTTGAGTATCGGTATAGGTATTCGCATTTGCCAACGTAGTAGCGTCGCCCATATCAACATAGGTCTCGCTCGCAAAGGTCAGAGCCGAAATCTCGGAGTCAGTGTAGGCATTGGCCTGTGTCAAATTAAAATCGGAATAAGCTTTGATACTCTGCTGGGTAGCAACATCGGTATTAGAATTTGACACCATGTTGTCCTCGTCAAGAGTGACTGATTCGAGCCAAGTTTTGGCATCAATATCCGCCATGGTCCCTCCTAAGCGTAGGAATAAAGTAAGCGTAAAGATGAGTCTATCAAATGGTCTCCGCCAACTGAAAGATATGTTACTGATTTATTGAATAGGCATGGCGCAACTAGATTATCTGCGCCTCCATTTGTAGTCAGTTGTTCATTATACGAAGAATGCAGATAGCATGAATAAAGAGCGTTTGGCTCATTTCCTTCCCCGAGAACAAAAACAACGAATGGGGGAAAACTCCACATATATTGAATTTGCCGTGGATAGATTGAAGAAATTTGGGCTTCGAGCCAATCTGGTGGGATGAATGGATGGCCAAAATGTCCAGCCGTAGCAAGCTGTGGATGATAGGCAATCCTCGGGAATTGATTTACATCGTAAGGCATAGTGCCTCCTTACGTGGTGATCGTGGTAATCCGCATAGCCCAGGTATATCCAATGTTGGCTGGAATTACGATTAGCTCAACCATTTCTTGCTCCGTGAGGTGCTGGTAGCTACCTGCCTGGATCCCAGTGAGCCAATCGTTTGTATCGGCATCGAGTGTAAAGCCCGGGGTATTCGTATCAACGAATATAACAATGCGCTTGCCGAAATCGCTGCCAGTAAGGGTGGGCAAATTATACACAGGACCAACTCCTCCGGCTTCGAGGTAGTAGTATGAAGATCCGAGAGTCAGTGTAGAGCCTGTATCGCCAATGTCAATTGATGTGATTGATCCATAAGCTGTAATTCCTGAAATAGCATTATCGGTGTACGTGTTGGCATCAGCTTCGGCCGTATCCACGTAGCCAGTCGTGGCCAAGCCAGAAACAGCAGAATCCGTGTAGCCATTTGCAGATGTGATTGCATCAGCTTCGGCTTGATCGGCGTATGCTTCAGTTGCAAGCCCGATCACGGTTAAATCGGTATAAGCAGCTGCGTTAGATTCGGCCTGGTCGGCATAGTCCTCGATGAAAGAGCGATGGGCCATCTCGGTGAAGCGCCAATCGTAAGGCCCAGAGCCGATAGTTGTGAACTCGTAATCAACTTCGCTGATGTCGGTGATGCCGAACGAGGTAGCTGTCATGATGGTATCGGATCCGCCTCGGTTGATGGTCACGCCATTGGTGTGGTCGACGACGTGCAGCGTGATTCGTTGCCCAGTGGAAGTGGCCGTAGGAAGCGTGATTGAAACAGCTCCAGAGCTTGCATCGGCATAGATGCATTCGCCGTGGGCAGCAGCGTATGGGGATTCAACATCAGTTACGGTCGAGATTGTTTTCGGGTAATTCTTAAACGTGTAGCCTAAATCACCCTCAAGAATATTGTGGAAATCAGTCAAGCCCATGTAGCGTCTCCTTTCGAAGATTACAGGGTCGTCAGGAGACGCCACGATGCGCTTATTTTAGTTAGTGCACGGGTACTTCGTTGGTTGCTTTATTTTCACCAATCCAACTCTTTAGATCTTTTGCTTTTTTGAGTTCGTCCAATTGGTAACTCATGTAAGCAGTGGCATTTTGGAAATCATCCGCAGCACATTGTGCATCTTGTGCCAAATTACTCGCTGCATTCTGCATATCATGGCCGACGCTGATAGCATCTTCCCTAATCTGTTGATATGCCCCTTTAACAAAAGCGTAACTATCATGAGTCTTTTGGTATGCTTCATGCAGAGCTTTAGCATTACATCCAGTTATAAAACTAAAAGCAGCAACGGTAATAATAAGTTTCTTCATTCTTTGTCATCTCCTATCCATAATGAAAAGATATGTTTAATGCACTTGGTACAGTACCACACTATGCGTATCCCCTCTCCTGTAGATGGGTGGATTGTGCGTTCGCATGGTTTTAATTGGGCGCATAAATCACAACGTGTCATTTTCGGGGGCATACTATTTCCCCTATACAAATAAGATCGATTATTTTTTGTACAGCTTATTCTATATGTGCATACATATAAATTTTTTAAGTAGAAGCTTAAGTATTGAGTGGTAGTAGTATGGTAGTGTGGATACGATAAACATTATTAAAAATAAATTTTTAATATGGTATGCCATTATGGCATAGCTTAGTGTGTTTGATATTTCATGCCAACTTTGACGTAGTATACTGTGGCACGGTGTGTGCTATGTGTTTGTATGTAATGTATTACTCAGAATCTACGAGGGGGGACCGCCATAAGTACTTGGTTTTAAAACATTTCTTTTTTAGGGTCCTTCCCCGTTCCCTTTGTAGCGCGGGTCC